AGCTGAGGATTTTATTGTTCTTGCCGAAGCTGACTTTAATTCTAAATTAAGAATACGTCAGATGCATAGTCAAACAACAATTACAATTGATTCAGAAACAGAAAACACACCAACAGGATTTTTACAAGTAAGAGATTTTTACATATTAAGTAACAACGATAAGTATGCAATGAATTATCTTAGCCCACCTCAAATGGATTCTATTAAAGGAACATCTATGTCAGGGCTTCCAGTAGCATATACTATATTAGGATCAACATTTAGATTTACTCCAAGACCAGCAGATTCTTATTCTGGCATATTAAATTTTTATAAAAAGTTTGATGCTTTATCAGTATCTAACCCTTCCAATTATATTTTGACAGATCACCCAGCTATTTATTTGTATGGAAGTTTATTTCATGCAAGTAATTTTCTTGGTGGTATTGACCCAAATCAATCTCAACAATGGTCGCAAATGTATCAAACAGCTTTAGAAAGAGCTGAATTAAATGATAGAGAAGATCAGTTTTCAGGATCGCCATTACAAATTAGATCTGATGTAACCGTATCATCTCCATTTAATAGAAGATTCGTTACAACAGTAAGTGAATAATTAATATGCAATTACCTTTTGGTGAATGGTTACCAGATCAACCTGAACACTTGAATCCAGGAGCAAACGTTGCTAAGAATGTTTATTATGCTTTACAAGGTTATAAACCATTTAAAAGTTTGGTGTCTTACAGTTCTAATGCGATGGCAACAGACGCTAGGGGTGCTGGTTCATTCAGAGACAATACTAATACTGTTTTTAATTTTATTGCAACTAACGATACTATTTACCAATTAACCTCAGGTGCATTTACTGATGTAGGCGCATCAGGATTTCTTTTAAACAATTCATTCGCAACTTGCACAATTACAGTTTCTGATTATGCAAATATAACTGCTGGCAAAACAATTACTTTAACTAAAAATAATGGAACGTCAGTAGTATTTACTTCTACTCTTGGTTCTCCTGGTGCATTAGAATTTCAAGTTCAAACAGATAATAATACTACAGCTACAAATTTAAAAAATACTATTGATGCTCATGCAGATTTTTCTGCAACTGTAGTTGGTGCAGTCGTTACAGTAACAAGAGGTGCTGTAGGCAGAGATAATTTAACAACTGTTTCTACTGATACCGTAAGATTAACAACTACAAACTTTACTGGTGGTACTCCTTTATCAGGTACTAACACAGATTTTATTACATTCACACAATTTGGAAATTACGTTATAGCAAGCAATGGAGTTAATGCCCCTCAATATTATTTAATGGGAACATCAACAAACTTTGCAAATTTATCAACTATTGCTACAGACGGAAGTCCACCATTATTTAGAGTATCAGGAGTTATTAGAGATTTTTTAGTTACAGGAAATATATCCGGAGCAACAAATAGAATTCAATGGTCTGGAATAAATGATATTTCAACTTGGACAGAAGGTTCAAAATCAGCAGACTTTCAAGATTTACCAGGATCAGGTGGAAGAGTTGTTGGAATTACATCAGGCGAAATTGGTTATGTATTTAGACAAAACCAAATTATTCGTATGGACTTTGTAGGTGGAGCAACTGTATTTAGATTATCAGTTATCTCTCCAAACAGAGGTGCAGTTTATGGAAAAACTATTTGTCAAGATAATAGAAGAGTATTCTTTTATGCTGATGATGGATTTTATCAAATAGACGGAGATAACATTATAGCAATCGGCGCTGAAAAAGTTAATAGATTTTTTGACGGTAATTTAAATAAAGCATTTACAGATAGAATAGTTGCAGCTGTTGATCCATTTAATCAATTAGCGATGTGGTTATACCCATCTGCAAACAATACAAATAACACAACTGGTATTTGTGATAGAATTTTAATTTATAATTACGCAACTCAAAAATGGTCTTTAGCAGAAGCTAATGCTAGCCAAATATTTTCACAATTTGTTGGAGCTTATACTGTTGAATTAATGGATATTATATCTCAAAACTTAGAAGATATTAATATTGCATTAGACTCAGATTTCTGGTCTGGTGGACAGTTATATTTAGGTGGTATTACTAATGATTATAAAGCAGCAATCTTTTCTGGTAATCAATTAGAATTTGAAATAGAAACATCAGAGCAAGAAGTATTTCCAGGAACAAGAGCAAATATTACTGGTGTTAGACCCATTGTAGATGCGACAGCAACAGTTACGGTTAAAACAAGAGAACGTCTTGCAGATACAGAAACAGAATCTTCAAGTTCTACTATGACCAATAGTGGTATTAATCCTGTAAGACAATCCGGAAGATATGTCAGAGCTAATGTTAAGATAGCATCAGGAACAAATTGGAATCATGCTCAAGGTATAGATCTTGTAGCAAGTAGAGCAGGATATAGATAATGGTAGAAGTTGTTGAAAAAGATATAGATAATGTTAGGTATTCATTTGAGACGCAAGAATACTTTCAAAGACAACTTGAAGAAGCGGTAAATACATATATAAACAAATTCAATACAGAAAACGATAAAGTTTTCTCATGGTTCATAGGAGATTAATATGGCAGGAATTAAAGATTACAGCACAACAGCATCAAGTAATACTACAATAGGTTCAATTAGTGTTGCAGAAGGAATGTTACCTTCTAATATTAATAATGCTTTTAGAGGATTAGCTGCAGAAATTAGAGAATGGTATAACGATTCTCAATGGGTTATTTATGGAGATGGAGATAATGGATTTACTATTACTTATGCTTCAGCAACTTCATTCACAGTAGCTGGTGTAGATGTTACAAGTTTTTATCATGTAGGTCGTAGAGTTAAAGCAATAGCTACAACTCCAGGAACTATCTATGGAACAATAAGTGCAACTACATTTTCAACTAATACAACTGTAACAGTAACATGGGATAGTGGTTCATTAGCTAACGAAGCAGTAGTTATTTATGTTGCTGCATTATCTAAAACTGGAGATTCAATACCAGAACTAGTTATTACTAATGCTAAAGTCGCAGCAGCAGCTGCAATTGACGCAACTAAAATTGGCGGTGGTGCAGTATCTAATTTAGAATTTTCATATCTTGATGGAGTTACATCTGCAATACAAACACAAATAGATGCTAAACAAGCTACAATAACAGGTGCTGCTACAACCGTAGTAACTTCTGACTTAACTGCTAGTAGAGCTGCTATATCTAATTCATCTGGAAAGATTGCTGTATCAACAGTTACAGATACTGAACTAGGTTATGTATCAGGAGTAACAAGTGCTATTCAAACGCAACTTGGAACTAAACTTACAGCTTCAAATAATTTATCTGATGTATCTTCTACATCTACTGCTAGAACTAATTTAGGTTTAGCTATTGGTACAAACGTACAAGCATATGATGCTGAACTTGCAGCAATCGCTGGATTAACTTCTGCCGCTGACAAAGGTATTCAATTTACAGGATCAGGAACAGCTGCAGTATTTGATTTAACAACTGCTGGTAAAGCATTACTTGATGATGCTGATGCATCTACTCAAAGAACAACATTAGGATTAGGAACTATAGCAACTCAAAATGCTAACAACGTAGCTTTAACTGGTGGAACAATTACAGGATTAGGTGATCCGTCATCTTCTTCTGAAGCTGCTACTAAAAATTATGTTGATAATTTAGTTACTGGTCTTAGAACAAGAGTTATTGCTAGAGTTGCTTCTACTGCAAATGTTAATATTTCTACAGGATTAGAAAATGGTGATACTTTAGATGGTGTTACATTAGTAACAGGAAATAGAGTTTTATTAAAAGATCAATCTACTGCATCTCAAAATGGTTTATATATTGTTGTAGCTTCAGGAGCTGCTTCAAGAGATACAGAATTTGATATAATATCAGAAATTGCTGGACAGTTAATTTTAGTATCAGAAGGTACTACTCATGCTGATGATTTATTTTTATGTACTACAGACACAAGTGCTACACTTGGTTCTAGTTCTATTTCATATACACAAGTATTCCCAAGCTCAGGTGGTACAGTAACATCTGTAGCAGTAGCTGATTCAGGATCTTCAGAATTTACAGTAACAGGAAGTCCAATAACTTCTTCTGGTACAATATCACTTGCAGTTAATTCAATAGCTGCAACTAAGATTGGAACAGGTACAGTAGATAATACAGAATTTGGTTATTTGAATGGTGTAACTTCAGCTATTCAAACTCAAATAGATAGTAAAGCAAGTAATGGTTTTGCGATTGCTATGTCAATTGCTTTATAGTAACAAATAATATAATAGGAAATAAAATATGGCACAAAATTTTAGAAGATACACAAACAATAACGTAGGCACATCTGCTGTTACATCTTTCACAGCTAACTCATACGATACAGTTGTAGGAATATCAGTTGCTAATATTACAGCTTCTGCGGTTAATGCAGATGTTTATATTAACGATGGTTCTAACGATATTTATTTAGTAAAGTCAGCTCCAATCCCAGCAGGTTCATCATTACAAGTTTTAGATGGTGGTGCTAAGTTTGTTATGCAATCTGGAGATGCACTTAAAATAATTTCAGACACAGCTTCATCATTAGACGTTTGGGTTTCTGTAGTTGATGATATAAGTTCATAATAGGAAATTAATTATGCCTTTTATAGGAAATAAACCTTCTGCAGTACCTTTAACTTCTGCGGATATAGCTGATGGTATTATAACATCTGCAAAGATTGTAGATGGTACTATTGTTAATGCAGACATTAATGCAAGTGCGGCTATTGTATCTACTAAATTATCTGGTTCATTTGGAATTACAGAAGCAGATCAATGGAGAATAAATACAAATTTAGTTGGAAGCAGTGGGGTAATAACAGCAAATTGGGAAAGAATAGATACTGATTCACCTGGAATAATAGGAACAGGTATGACAGAAAGTTCTGGTAGATTTAGTTTTCCTTCAACTGGAATTTATTTAGTAAATATTAATTCTTTTGTTACTGGTACTTCTGGAGCAAGATTATATGTTGGAATTTATATAATGGTATCTACAGATGGTGGCTCAAATTTTAGCACAGCAACAGAATCTTTTGGTGGGATTTATGCTCAAGATGCTTATGCTCAATTATCTGGTTCATTTTTATTAGATGTTACAAATACTACAAATATTAAAGTTGAATTTAATATAGCAGCATCTGGCTCTGTTACTTATGAAGGCACTACTACTATTAATAGAACTTACGCATCATTTATTAGACTAGGAGATACATAAAATGAATAGAGATTGGTTACAAGAAGCATTACATAGTTTTAATTTAGATACTCCTAACTGGTATGGTTGGAGAACGCATGATGATAATGGAGATAAAATTCCTAACGATCAAAGAATGTGCTGGGAACATACTATTGTTATTAAAGAAGGTGCAATTAAACCTACTAAACAAGAATTAGAAAATAGAATTACTCAATTACAAAATGAACATGAACAAAAGATTGCTACAGAACTTGCTAACAAACAATCAGCACTAAACAAACTTAAAGCATTAGGTTTGAATGATGCTGAGATTAACTCAATACTGGGGAAATAGTATGCTGTCGCTAGACTTCATTATTAAATTACTTGTAAAGACTAACAATAAAATTATAAAAGGAATTTAATAATGCCACTAACAAGAATACAATCACTAGGAATAACTGATGGCACAATAGTTAATGCCGATATTAATGCTAGTGCTGCTATAGCTGGAACTAAACTAACTGGTGTAGGTAAAGTATTGCAAGTAATTACTGCTACTGACACTACTAACAGAACTACAACATCAACAAGTTTTGTTACAGCTTCAAATACATTGTCTGTTTCTATTACTCCATCATCAGCAAGTAATAAAGTTTTTTTAATAGCTAATTTTTCAGGATCTAACAATTCTTCTGGTTATGATTCTACTTATACAATTTATAGAGATGCAACAAATCTTGGTACTGCTGATGGTTTAGTTAAAATTCAAAATGGAACAGGAGATACTATTATGAATATAGCAATAAATTATTTAGACAGTCCAAGTAGCACTTCAGCTTTAACATATCAAGTATATGCAAGATCACAAAGTTCTGGAACTACTTCTATTAATAGAGGAGAAAGATCATCTTTAACAGCATTTGAAATAGCAGGATAACATGACAACAATAATTAAATCAATACTAGCAATAAATCCAACAGCACAAGTTTCTATATCTGCTGATGATATTAATACTTTAGTTTGGGAAAATGGAACTACACCAATTCCTGCAAATGAAATACTAGCTAAGCAACAAGAACTAATTACAGAATATAATTCTAATCAATACCAAAGAGATAGAGCCAAAGACTATCCATCAATACAAGAGCAATTAGATATGCAGTATTGGGATAAGATTAATGGCACTAATAAATGGCAACAAGCCATTAATGCAGTTAAACAGAAATATCCAAAATAGATGGCTTATATCGGCAAACAACCAGTTGTAGGAAATTTTGTAAAGCTAGATGCTATTACAACATCGGCTACAGCTACATACAATTTATTAAATGGTGGAGTTGCGTATTTTCCACAAACTGCAAACAACTGTATCGTATCTTTAAATGGTGTTATTCAATCGCCAACTTCAGCTTATACAATATCAGGTTCAACAATAGTATTCTCAGATGCTTTAACATCTGCAGATTCAATAGATTTTATTTTAGTATTAGGTGATGTATTAAATATAGGTACTCCTAGCGATGCAACAGTAGGTTTTGCAAAAGTAACTTCTAATTTAATTACTGGTGCAACAGCAGAAACTTCTATTGCTGGTGGAGATAGTGTTTTAATCTATGACGATAGTGCTAGTGCATTAAGAAAAATGACTAGAACTAATTTTGTATCTGGTATTGGTGGAACTAATACTCCAAATTTTAAAGTTAGAAGAGGAACAACTGGTCAAAGTATTCCTAATGCAACATATACAAAAATACAATTTAATGATGAGGATTTTGATACAGCTTCTGCTTATGATAATTCAACAAATTACAGATTTACTGTACCTTCTGGTCAAGGTGGAAAATATTTAATAGGAACACAAGTTGGTATATCGGATGCTGGTTCAACAAGTTATCTTAGATTATATAAAAATGGAAGTGGTATTAATTATACCTATAATGATTTAGGTTCTAGTGATGGTTCATTGCAACAAACAACTATTTTAGATTTAGTAGCAACAGATTATATTGAAGTATTTTTTTTTCATGGTAGAGGAGCTAGTAGAACTGTTCAATCTGATGGTTCTACATTTTTTTATGGATTTAAACTAATAGAATAATTATGACACAACTTTCAACTAAAATAAAACTATACACAAACAAAAAAGTAGATTTCTTAAATGAAGTTAAACTTCAAGATGATGGTAATGGTGCTTACATTAAAGAATGGAATCTTGATATTCCTAAACCTACAATGGCACAATTAGATGCTTTTGAAGCACAAGCTAATGAAGTTGAAAGATTAAACCTAGTTAAAGCAAATAGAGCAAACGAATATCCTGACTTTAAAGAATACCTAGATGGTATTGTTAAAGGTGATGACGCACAAATACAAAAATATATTAATGATTGTCTAGCAGTTAAAGCTAAATATCCTAAGGAATAATATGATACCTTACACTAACGAAGAACTAGAATTTATTAACAAACCAATATAAGGAGAACACTATGTTTAATTTTAATCCGTTTAAAATTCCTTCTTATAAAGAAGTTAAAGAATCAACTGAAAAGTTATATGCTGATTCTGTTAAGTTCTTTGAAGAATGGGTTGAGGATGTTAAAAAGTATTTCAATAAAAAGTAAATGGCTAATAGATATAAAAGTTATTTTGTAGATTTAACTACTACAAACAAAACTCTTATTTATACTGTCCCTGCAAATACAACTGCAATAGTTAAAACAATTCAGTTAACAAATGAATCTGGTAACGTTAACGTTCAAGTTTATGTTACTGATACATCTGCAACTACTGAGTATGAAATAGCTCATATAACAATGGCAGCTAGATCTACTGATAACTTTGCTAAAGGTAGTATAGTTTTAGAAGCTGGTGATTTAATAAAGATTCAGGCAGCAACTGCTAATACAGTTACTGGAGTAATATCAGTTTTAGAAATTAATTTCTAATGGATGTTATTAGAATACCAAAAGAGAAAACAGAATCAGTTTGGATTTTAGTTAAAGAGTATATTAGAAATGCTTTAATATATTCTGGCAGTCATCACCATACTGACCATTACAAAGATTTAATTAAAGACGGTAAGTTACAGCTTTGGATTATTTGGGATGAGAAAAAACCTAATGTAGATGAACAATTTAATGGACTTGTTCTCTCACAAATCATACAAAGAAGCATTAAAAAAGTCTTACATTTGCCTATGGTTACAGGTAAGAATAGACAGCAATGGCAAGATTTAATTGTAAAGATAGAAAATTTTGCTATAGATCAAGGATGCGATTGCATGGAATTAATTGCAAGACCAGGTTGGCAAAAGATTCTTGATAAACATAAATACTATAGAACCCATGTAGTGTTAGAGAAAAACTTAAAAACAGAGGAAAAATAATATGTCATTTCTAGGCGGCGGCGGTGGATCAGGAACTACAGTAAGTACAGTAACTCCTTATGCTCCAGCTCAACCAGCATTAAATCAAATTTTAGCAAACGCAGGATATTTATATCAACAAGGCGGAGCATCATCTTACGTTCCCCCATCACAACAAACATTAACTGGTTTAGGAATTCAAGAATCATTAGGAACATCAGCTGCACAACAATTAGCAGGAACATTAGCTGGTCAATATACTAATCCATTTTTATCTCCAATCATTCAAAGAGCTGGACAAGAAGCGTATGGTACAGTTGCGCAACAATTTTCAGGAGCAGGAAGAACTCCAGGTTCTCCTATGTCTCAACAACAAGTTGCAGATATTGTAGCTCAAAGAGCTTTACCTTTTGCGTTCCAAGAATATGGACA